GAGCTGGCCGTTTCCGATTCCTGGCCGCCGCTGTGGTCCCTGACCTCGAAAAACGGTGAGAAGCATTACTTCCCCTTGGCCGTCACAGGGTGGACGCAGGATGGTTTTCATTCCGCCTCGCTCATGTTTGGACCTTTTTGCCTGTCTCTGACCGTATTCACCGGGGAGTGGTAGACCATGCGCCTGTTCAAACGAAAGATACGGATCATCGTGGGCGAGTCCGGCACACCGCGCGGGGCGCTGGAGATCAATAACCTGCGCATGGCCTTCGAGATCAAGAAGAACCTGGACTCCACGCCCGCAGAGGGTTGGGTGTCCATCTACAACCTGACCGAGGCGAACCAGGCGTTTATCGCCCACAAGGCCGACCGGGTGCGCGTGTTCGCCGGGTACGGCTCCAACCTTTCGCTGCTGTTCGACGGGGATATCGCCAACATCGACCGCGCCCGCCGGGAGCAGGACCGCATTACCACCATTTCCTTGGGCGGCAATCTGTTCAAGCTGACCGACGCCTATGTTTCCCTGTCCTTTGCGGGGCCGGTGACGCTCGAACAGATCATTCGCCAGGCGCTGCCTTCGTTCGGCCTGTCCGGCGTCCAGGGGCTCGACACGCTCCCGGACATCACGAAGTACAACTACGCCTATGCGGGCAAGACCGGCGACATGATGGACAGCCTGCTCCACCATATGGAGTACGACTGGTTCGAGGAGGACGGCACCATCGTGATCCTGCCGCCGGACGGCGGCTTCGACGACCGCGTGCCGCTGATCAGCGCGCCCACGGGCATGGTGGGCAGCCCGGCCAAGACCGAAGAGGGGCTCAAGGTGACCACGCTTTTGCAGCCCGGCCTGCGTCCCGGCGGCGTCATCCGGGTAACGGCCTATAATCCGGAATACAGCGGGTACTGGAAGATTCGCCAACTGTACCTGCGCGGCGACAACCGGCAGAACCAATTCTCGGCGGAACTGGATTGCATCCCCCATGAGCAATAGCAACGAGCGCCGTTCCCAGGACTCCTTGCTGGAGGCCGTCCGGTTCGCCCTGGACCGGTTCAAGGTCGGGTTGTGGACCGCCGGTCCCGGCATCGTCCAGACCTACGACCCGGCGACCCGGCGGGCTGTGATCATCCCCGCCATCCGACGCAAATTCACGGACGGGACCACCGAAGCGTTGCCCATGCTCCATAACGTCCCTGTCCTGCACCCTTCCGGAGGGGGGTTTTCTCTCCTTTTCCCGCTCCGGAAGGGTGACCCGGTTTTGCTCGTCTGGTGTCAGCGCGGCATTGACCGCTTCAAGGAGACGTATGCGCAGGAGGACCCGGCGGGCGGCATCATGGAACTCAAGGACGCGGTGGCGCTGGCCGGGTTCGGCGAACTGGTTGTGTCCCCGGAAAACACGGAAAGCGCCGTGTTGCAAACCAACACGGGAAAGCAGGCGCTGTCCATCCACCCCGACAAGGTGCGCATCGTCTCGGACAACCTGGTGCGTGTGGAAACCGTGCTGGCCGAGGTGGTCGCGTCCGAGCGGGTGCTCATCGAATCCCCGTTGACCCGGCACACCGGGATTGTGGAGGCGGCCGGTTACCGGGGGATCGGCGGCGGCGCGGCAAGGATGGTCGCGGACATCGACATGGACGGACATAAGTTGACCAATGCGGACGAATTGACGGCGGGCGGCGTGCCCTACACCACGCATGTCCACGACGGCGACAACGGCGGAGTGACCTCCGCACCCAAGGCGGGGTAGCTAATGACGCGCACCTGGAACATAGACGACGCAACCGGCAATCTGGCCTTGGACAAGGACGGCAACTTCAGCGCGGTCACCGGCCTGGAAGGGCTTCGGCAACGCATCCAGACCAAGCTCAAGCTGTGGCGTGGGGAGTGGTTCCTGGACACGAGCCAGGGCATTCCCTGGCGGCAATCGATATTCACGCGCCCGGCCTCGCCCGGCCTTGCCTCGCAGATCATCACCTCCGCCATCCTGGAAGAAGAGGAAGTGACGGACGTGCGCAAGGTCTCGGCCCACATCGACAGCGCCACACGGCGCTTCACCTATTCGGCGCAGGTGGCATCCATCTACGGCGAGTTTTCGGTATCCATTTAGGGAGGCGTCATGGCAGTCGTTACTTCAACCGGCATAGAAGGCACCAAGCTCTCCGAATACAAATCCGACCTGGAGGAGATCTTCCGGACCGCGTTCGGCGATGACCTTGTGATGGACGCCGATACGCCGCAGGGCACGGCCGCAGGCCTAATTGCCCTGCGTCTCGCCGAGTTCGACGAAAAGGTGGTCGGCCAATCCAACTCCCTGTCCATCCTGGACGCTTCCGGCCAGCAGGTTGATGGGCTGACCGCCATCCTCGCCATCGCCCGCAACGGGGATGAGCCCTCCCTGGTGAACGTGGTCCTGACCGGCGTGCCCGGCACGGTGGTGCCCGCCGGTTCGCTGGCGCGGTCCACGGTCGGAGACCTCTTCCTGCTCCGGACCGACGTGGTCATCACCGCCGACGGCTCGGCGGCAGGCACGATGGAATCCGTGGAGGGCGGCCCCGTGGCCTGCGATGCGGGCACGATTACCGGCATCGTTTCCGGACTGACCGGATGGGAGACGCTCGACAATCCGGAGGACGGCCAGCTCGGCCAGCTCAAGGAGTCGGATTACGTCTTTCGCCAACAATACTTCCGCAAGCTGTTCAAGAATGCCACGTCGCCCTGCAATGCGGTCCTGGCCAAGGTGCTGGATCAGCAGAATGTGCTGGAAGCGGTGTGCGAGGAAAACGACACCAGCGAAGCCAAGACCGTCAAGAGCGTGGAGCTGCCGCCCCATTCCATCGTCGTGGTCGTTCTCGGTGGAGCGGATGAAGATATTGCCCAGGCCATCCAGCAAAAGAAGACGGGCGGCGCGGCGACCGTGGGCAATACGGCGGTGACGGTCACCACCACGCGGGTCGATGGCCGCCAGGGGCCTGACGTCATTATCCGCTTTTATCGCGCGGTCCAGGTGGGCATGGAGATAGACCTGGACATTGATCCCGGCTCCGCATTCCCCTCGAACGGGGTGAGTCTGCTGAAGGAGCGGATCATGGCCTATTTCGCCGGAACGCTGGACCTGCAAACCGCACAGGACAAGTTCGAGATGGACGGCTTGCTCATCGGGGATGCCGTTGCCAAGTCGCGATTGTATACGCCCATCAATTCCGTGCTGGGGCATACGGTCAATGCCATGTCTCTCCGCCGCAAGGGCGGACAGAACGTGGAGGTGGCCGCCATGTCCCTGCTGGAAAAGGCGGTCATTTTGAGCAGCGACGACATCACCATCACGAAGAACGGAGCGGCATAACATGGCGACGCGAGGCAAAGACCTGCTGGCGCTCATGCCGCAGCAGCACCGGACCAATGAACCGCTCGTGGCGCTCATCAACGGCATTTCCGAACTGATCGCCCGCAAGCTGGAACAGCCCCTGGATGATCTGATGGACAAGGCGCAGATCGATGCGGCCGACGATTACTGGCTGGACCAGATCGGCACCCGGCTGTCCCTGCGGCGATCCTCTTTGTCCGGCGTGCAGTTCTTCGGCTTTGCGGGGAACGACAGCGCCGTCGGTTTCGACCTGGGGCCGCTGTCGCCCCAGGCACAGGGCACGGCCCCGCTCAAGATGGCCGACGGGGCTTTCCGCACGGTCATCAAGGCCAAGGGTGCGTACGCCATCACGGACGGCTCGCAGCCGGAAATGACGAAATCCCTGTCCCAGGCGGCCAAGGCCGACGGCAAGACCGGGGAGCTTCCGGCCGAGGCCATCTACTACGACAATCAGGACATGACCATGGCCCTGACCATCGTCTCCGACCAAAGCGAGCCGGTGCTCAAGAATCTGTTTGCGCAACAGGTGGTGCCCAAGCCCGGCGGCGTCCGACTGGCAACGGTGACGCAGGTGCCGCTCTCCGGCGCGTTCGGCTTTGCGGGGAACGATCTGGCGCGGGGATTCGATCAAACCCCGTACAGCAAGACCTTTACCTATGAGGAATTAACGGAGGTGTAATGTGGCAAGAGACTCACGAGGCATCATTCAACAGATATTCGCCGACACCGGCGACGTGGCCGACCCGACCTTCGACTTTGCGGAGGGATGGCCGGTGGCGTATTCCCAGGCGGGCGGCCAGACGCCGGAGCGGGAAGTCTTCAATCGCCTGTTCCAGCGGCTCTACGCCTTGGGCCGTGACGTAACCCGTTTCGGCTGCGGGTTGCCGTGGGAGGCGACTGTTGACTACGCCCTCCCTGCCCTGGTCATGGGGTCGGACAATACCCCCTATCGGTCCGTCCAAGCCAATGGACCAAGCGAGGCGGTGGGAGCCGTTGACCCTGTCCTCGACGTGGAAAACGTATGCTGGGCACCGGCCGCGTCGGACTTGTCGGACTATCTCAAAGCGGAGGACCTGCATGCCGCCACCACGACGGTGGCGGGCATCGTGGAGCTGCTGACCGACAACGAGGCGACCACCGGCGCGGACACGAGCCGGGCGGCCACGGCGGCCAACCTCAAGGCCGTGCTCAACACCCGAGGGCTGTGGGACAACGCGGTATACACGGAGGGGCCGGTCGATTACGACACCCTGACCTCCACCCGCCTCTACTATGTGCTGCCAAATGCGGGCAATACCAACGCTCCGCCGCTCGGCCCGGCGGCGGGATACGTCGTATTGGCGCTCCGGGCGAGCGCCGATGTGATTGTCCAGATAGCGATCCCCGAGGACGGCTCCACCCAAGCATTTTACCTGCGCCGGGCGCAGACGACGTGGTCGGCCTGGGAAACCCTCATCACCAATTACAATGGCGTGGTGTCGCAGGTCGGCACCCGCACGGCCAACGGCACCTGGACTATCACCGGGCTGGTGGTCGGGCGTCCCCTGTATATCGGCATCGACGGTAATAGCGACAGCTCCGGGACTCCGTGGGCTGCCATTAAGTGTTTGTCCGGGTCGGACATAGGCCGCGCCGGGTATACCAGCAGCTATTACCGGATAG